AAATGTCAGACCAGCAAAAGGTAATTAACTTCCCTGCTAACTTGTCTGCATTGAATATAGACATTGGCGACAGGGTTAGCGTCACAGTTGCAGAGCTAAATTACAGCGCCAAGGTTTTCCGCTGTGTGAATTGGGCGTTTGCTGATACTCAGGACGGCGCAGTAAACCTGACATTGGTCGAAGATGATGCGGGTAGCTACGCAGACCCCACCGCTGGTGAGTATTCAACCACGACAGCAGACGGCACGATCACTCAAGGGTTCCGTGGTGTACCAGATCCACAAAATCTCAGCGCAACTGCTGGCCTCAAGAACATCGAGTTGAACTGGACCAACCCAGTAAATACCAGCAAATTCAAAGAGATAGTGATCTACGCCTCGCCTGATTCTGCTTGGTCGAATTCAGTAGAAATTGGCAGAACGCTTGGAACCCAGTTCTTCCATGATGCGTCAAACGGTGCTGACCCTATAGCAGTAGGTGATGAGAGATATTACTGGATACGGGCTGTTGCATACGGCACTGGTACTGGCTCGTTTGTTGAGTCAGACCGAAACCCAGATAATGATACCTCAACTATCTCAGCCACCGTTGGGCCGAACAATCCAGACTACTCAGATATTGTTGATAACACCGCAGCCCAAGGCGCTCCTACAGGTTTGACTCTGGTGGAAACAACTGTACTGGGCAATGACGGCTCAGTGTTGCCAGCGGTTCGGGTTTCATGGACTGCCCCCACCGTTAACACCTACGTTTCGTTCTACGAGGTTGAATTCAAGCAAACCTCTCAAAACGAAATAGACCTTGGTTTGGTAAGTGATGCTTATACTGCAACGCAAGATTATGGCTCTGTCGGTGATGCCACCACGCTTGAGTTAAATTATGGCAGTGTGAGTGAAGCAGTTGTCGGCGGGGGTGGGGTGTTCTCATCTATCAACGTCTATAGCAATAACACTGTAATCTCTGGAATGAAGGAACTAGAAGAATTTACGTTTAGAGTTCGCGCCGTAACGTTGACTGGTAAAACCTCTGGCTTCATAACTGAAACAATCACCTTGCAGGGCGATCAGACTGCACCAGCAATTCCCGGATCTATAGTTGCTACCGGCGGCATTCAGCAAATCAAGTTGGACTACGACCTGCCCTCTGATGGCGACTTGGCTTATGTCGAGATATTCGAGAACACGGTAGACAACCGCCCCGGCTCTAGTTTGATTGTTAAAACCAAGTCAGACCAGCATACAGTTACTGGGTTGGCTAATAACGTCACTAGGTACTACTGGCTGCGAAGCGTTGACCGCTCAGGCAACATTTCTGGCTACAGCGCGACATTCTCAGCAACTACGCAGAAAGTTGTATTAGATGACCTCGCGCAGTCAGTGCTTGATGAGTTCGCGGCAGGTGATGCTTTTGGCATCGAGCCTGTTAGCACTCTCTCTGGCGTAACTGGTTCGCACGTTGGGCAGATTAAGTTCTTGACCACAACCAGTACGCTGTATGTGTGGACTGGCAGTGCATGGACTACAGAACTATTCACAGCCTCAAATGTTGATCCCGGCTCTATTACTGCGGCCTCATTTGCCTCTGGTGTGGAGCCTATATCGGCGGTTACAACACTCCCATCACCCACTGGGTATACTGGGCCTAACATTGTCTTTTTAACCTCAGACAAGAAGTTATACCGCTACGATTCGACGGTGCCAGAGTTTACAACGCTGGTCAAAACTACCGACATCAGTGGCACTCTAGGCGACAACTTATTTAGCGACACTCTGCGCCCTGTTGAGCGTGTTACTGCACTGCCAACAACGAATTTATCAACTGGTCGAGTGGTAATGCTCACGACTGACAGCAAGTTGTATAGATACAGCGGCACAAGCTGGACTTCTTCAATTGCTGCGGCGGATTTATCTGACCAAGTAAACCTAGCAACTCAAGTATTCGGGCAAGTGCAAGCGGCAAGCCTAACGACGGGCCAGATAACCAGTTCATCTATTCAAACGGGTGCGGTGGTTGCTGACAAGATTGCGGCGGGTTCTATAAGTGCGGTCAAGCTGGCTGCTGATTCGGTGACGGCAAATGCCATCGCTGCAAATTCAGTAGCAGCCTCTGAGGTCGTTGCTAATAGTTTGACCAGCACAGAGTTGAACACCTCGCAGATTTTTGCTGATTCTGCGGTTATCGGAGCCATACAAAGTTCATCAATTACCACTGCCGCAGTCGTGGCTGCCATTGGTAACTTTGAGTTTATTCAGTCTGATAACATTCAGTCCAACGCGATTACAGCCGGTAAACTAGCCGCGTCTAATGTGGTCACTAACTCAGCGCAGATCAGTGATGGCATAATAACAAACGCCAAGATAGGCAGCGTGATTCAATCTAGCAACTATTCTGCTGGGTCTGCTGGCTGGATAATTAACAAGAACGGCAGCGCAGAATTTAACGGCGTGGTTGTTAGCCGAGACTTGATTGTAGCTACTGGAAGCCAAACGCTATCTGGCAGAAGTGGCCTGTTTAACAATGACATTACCACCCTCGAAACTATCTATATTGAGGGGGTGTATCCTGCTGGATTCACAGCATGGGGCGGCGCTAACTCCACGCTTTTATGTAACGTAGAAATCACTGGCAGTTGGTCTACCTTTGTTGGTTCTGAAGGCACCGCAATGATTGGGCCGGTTGCTACAGTTATGCCGTTGACTAAGTTCTCAGGCACTCAAGGCTTTACATTGAAGATCGAAATAGTGGGTAGAAAGGTATCAGGCTGGGGCAGCCCTAGTGACTTCGGCATAGCATGGAAGCTTTATAAGGTAACCTAATGACACTGATTGATGGCTACGAGAACGACAGCGGTGTATTTTTGAGATATACCGAAACGCAAGATGACCAAGTGGTCATGGATATAAAACACTACGCGCCAGACGCTGAAGACTTCGCGTGGGCATTAGAACAGCTTAGAAACATAGAGGCATAAGATGGCTACTCAACTACAAATTAGGCGCGGCACCACCTCGCAAATGAATGCCTTCACAGGCGCAGAGGGTGAGCTAGCTGTTAACACAACCACTGACACAGTGCACGTCCACGATGGCTCTACTGCTGGTGGCTTCGCATTAGCTAAGGCTGATGGGTCAAACATTGGAACCTATGCAGGGTCGTTTACAACGCTGGCGGCGAGTGGTGCTACGACACTCAGTTCGACTTTAGCAGTTACTGGGCAGACAATTATTAGCTCTGACGCATTGGTTAGCACTCCTTCAACATATTACGATGATATTGTTGTTCAAAATAGCGCATCAGGAACAGGCGCAGGAATGACAGTTCTTGTAAACGCCACGAACGGGTTTGGCGGCGTAAAGTTTGGGGATAGCACAAATTCAAACCAGTTTGGTATAGGTTTTGACGCGAATGCAAATTCTGGATTTTTAGACGTTTCAGGGGCACAGGCTTTAACTGTAACCTCTAATCGCTCCGTGGGTATTGGTAGTATTTTGCCTGATAGTTTATTGCACGTTTCTGGAGTAGCCAACCTGCGCATTGCGTACAACGGCACTTCTGCAAATTACATGGACGCAGATACAAATATTTTTCGGTCAGGCAATGGCTTAGAACGTATGCGCATTGATGGGGCGACAGGAAGCGTGGGTATTGGTGCTAGTAACCCAAGCGCAGGCGCGGTTGGTGGAAAGGTTCTTCACGTTCAGAATAGCGGAGCAACAGCGTCTGTCAGGGTAGACCGCAGCGATGCAAGCACATCAGGCACTTTGTCCATAACATCTGGCAACGGTTCAAACAGCTTGTTTAGTACCGGCGCAAAATCTTTGAATTTTTCAACAAATTCAACTACTAGAATGACGCTCGATGCCACAGGCCGCGTGGGTATTGGTACCTCAACCCCAGACACTACCCTCCACCTGCAAACACCCAGTGGTACAAAGTCAGAGATAAACTTTGCTCAGACCGCTGTAACAAACTATCGCATTGGAGTCCCTGCATCTACTGATGCTTTAGTGTTTACCTATGGTGCTTCGACAGAACGCCTCCGCATAGACAGTTCAGGCCGACTGCTTGTAAACACAACGTCAATTTTGGATGGTACAAGTGCAAAACTTCAAGTTTTACAAACTGTAGGAGGTCATTGGTCAACACGCATTAACAACAGCACTACTCTTCCTTTCGGACTTGCCATTAGTTACACAGGGGCAGCACCTAATAACGGAAGTAGTCAATTTATTTATTGTGCCGACACCACTGCGGGAAGGTTTCAGGTCACTTCAAATGGAAACGTAGGCAGTGCCACCAGTAGCTACGGTGGTATGTCTGACCTAAAGTTAAAAGAAAACATTGTAGATGCAAGTTCTCAATGGGATGACTTAAAAGCTGTACGGGTTCGCAACTACAGTTTCAAAGAAGAAAATTCATCTGAACCAACTCAAATTGGTGTTATTGCACAAGAAGTTGAGGCGGCGGGAATGGCTGGATTGGTCTATGAAACCGCTGACCAAGGCATCGTTGAAGATGGAAGTTTTGTGGATACTGGCGAAGTCACAAAAAACATGAAATACAGCATTCTTTATATGAAAGCTGTCAAAGCACTTCAAGAAGCTATGACCCGCATTGAGACTTTAGAGGCTAAAGTACAAACACTGGAGAACACATAATGACTGCAACTTTCAACTGGACAATTTCTACACTTGAGCGCGACCTTTTACCAGAAGAGATGAACGGTGCTGTTGTAACCTCGCACTGGCGAGTAACCGCAGAGCAGACGCAGGGCGATGAAACCTACACCGCCACATCATACGGCACGCAAGGCTACACCCCAGACCCTTCTGCCGAAGGCTACATTGCTTATGATGACCTAACTGAAGCTGACGTTTTAGGCTGGCTTTGGGCGCAGGCAGAAGACTGGAAGACTGATATGGAAGCCTCGTTGCAGGCTCAGATCGACGCGAAGATAACGCCGTCACAAGCCGCAGGAGTTCCTTGGTCATGACACCTACCGAAAAGGCTTTAGCCAAAATCGAGCAGCACGAGGAAACTTGCGGCATCCGGTACGAATCTATAGATAGTAGATTAAACGCCGGAGAGAAGCGTTTTGACCGCTTAGAATCAATGATTTGGGGGGTGTATGTGGTTGTCATGATAGCTGTCGCCCTCCCTCAATTCTTGAACGGCTAATGATCCTCGAAGCCGTGGCTGCGGTAACTACGGCTTGCAAGGCATTGGAGATGGCTGCGGGTGCGGCACAGAACATCGAGTCTCTGGGTTCATATGTTGCCAAGCTGGGCAGTAGCGAATTTGACCTCCAGCGTGCTAAGAATTCCAAGAACTTAACCGAAGCTGAGGCGATGAAGATTGTCATGGCTGAAGAACAGTTGAGGCAATCAAGGGCCGCGATTAGGCAGGTCTTTGAAGCAACTCACCGCATGGATCTCTGGAATGAGATGCAGGCCAAGACTGCTGAAGCTCGAAAGAACCGCCAAGCATTCTTGAAGGCAGAAGAAGACAGAAAGAAGAAGTTCAGGAAAGAACTCACGCAGTACGCCCTAATTTTTTTGGTGGTTATAGCTTTGGTGCCTGCCGCGATAGCTGCGCTCTTGTCTTGGCTCACAAACCGATAATTTAAAACTAGAGGCCGCCATGTACCAATATCACTACCAAAGACCCACTCCCCACCTTCTTTTTGATATTGCCAAGGGCAAGATGTATGACTCAGAGGCGGTGAACATATTTGGCTTCAATAGAGCAATTGGCAACTCGTTTGAAACTGTCTGGAATGATGGCGGGACGTACGCTTTTCCGTCCTCTGCTTTGACCATGACAATTGTGAGCAGTAGCACAAGTGACACAATGGACGTTCTGGTGGTTGGCTTAGACGCTAGTTACAACGAGGTGCGACAGACTGTCACGCTCACTGGGACCAGTGCCGTTACAATCCCGGCTGACATTTACCGCATCAACTCGGCATTCATTCTGTCTGGCTCTAATGTTGGAAATATCACCATAGCGAGCGGGGGTGTTACTTACGCTTTCATCGAGGCAGAGTTAGGCACCACCCAATCTTGTATATATACCGTCCCCGCAGGCCATGACCTCTATCTTTTTAGAATCACTGCCAACTCAGCAACGGCAACTGGTTCGCAGTATTTAGTAATCAGGAATGCTTTGCAAAGCTCAACAGGCAGATGGCTGAAAGTAGCAGAGGCGACATTCTCACAAAGTCAGGTAAACTATGACCGACAGGTGCCGTTCAAGATAACTGAAAAGACTGACTTCATGTTTGAGGCTAAATCAAGCTCAAGCACAAACGAGATCGGAATTTTTGTTGAAGCGGTATTGGTAAAAAGCGGATAACTAAGGAAATCAAATGATCACAATAGATGACGTAGAATATTCAGAAGAAGAAATGACCTATGAAGCCAAGATCAGGGCGCAGCGCATTTCTCAATTGAGAGAAGAGCACATCAACCTAGTGCTAAGACAGCAAGAGGTGGAGCAGTCAATAACCTTTCACGCCGGGTGCATCAAGAAGGAAATGGAGCCAGAAGAAGTGGAGCCAGAAGAACACTAGGCTTATCGGCTGGGGTTATGCCTCAGCCAAATCCGATTGCTTCACAAAGACCCCGTCAATCATTCTGCCCCTGCGGTCTTTAATATCTAGCCACGCTCTTGTCAGGCAGTATTCAATAGACAAGTTATTCCTAGCGGCTATGTTTATCAGTACCACAATGATGTCGCCTATGTCGTCTGACATATCTCGACCCTTGCAGATGTTATCTGATAACTCACCCACCTCTTGAATTAACTTTGCCAGTTGGTCTTTGTCTGTTGATCCTTCTATAAGGTTCCGGGCGTGGTGCCAGTTCTCAATGGCCTCTATTAGCCGTACTAGGTTCTCGCGTTGTTTCATGTGGAACACTAAGTCAGGGTCGCAGGGTGAGGCCAAGATGTCCGCCCCAGCAGCTTGTGGATCTCATGACGCTCAACGCCTAGATTGTTGGCGATCTCAGTAACTCCGGCACCTTTTCTTTGCATCTGGTAGATCTCATGCTTTCTCGCAATGGGGAAGTTAGGGTGCTGAACTGCCAGCAGCCTTTCGTGTATGTAAGACTGACGCAGGCTTGTCTGCGCTTTTATTGCTGCTAAAAAATTATCCATTTGATTGGTTCCCTCTATCAACGCAGTCATAACACCAGATCATCTGTTTCTCACTCACTGGGAAGCTGCTAGTTTCTCTTGGCCCCGCAGAGCCGCTCTTGTGACAGCGTGGACATTGAATGATCACCTTGCCCGCTACAGTACAATACTCAAGTTGTATAGGATTTTTGCCCGTCCGTAAAATCCACTCTTCTACTGTTTCTTTCACGCTTGCGCCCTCACTACTCTCAAGCCAATTTCTGAATATGCGCCTTGCATGTGATGATCTGGCAAACCTGAGTTGATAACGTCATCAACTATGCGCTCATGCCAATCCTGTACGCCATCTGGGCGTTTTACCGGGACACCGTTGTATTCTATGCCCAGCAGATGCTCAAACAGCCTAGAGGCGATCTCTTCATTTTGGGCCGTGTCACGGACTAGTCCGCCTACCTCAGTCTTGGTATTGTTTAAGGCGTTGATCTTAGTGCGAATCTGCCTTGGTGAAGGAAAACTGTCGAGTTCCTCAGTCAGTTGGCCTAGCGCCTCTCTCATTGTCTGCGCGTGTTCTTTCCCAAACGCCTCATAGTGGACTTTGCCCAGCTCAGGCCAGTCTCGTTTCTTGAACGGGTGGAGTGCGAACCATGCCCCATAGAGTTGTGTGAATTCTTCTTTTTCCATTATGTGTCTTTTCCTATTAGTGTTCTTGCTTCAGCTTTTGCACCGCCCTCGCTCTGCTGTCGAGCCTCGATGAATCTGCCGGTTATTGTTCTCACGCCCCAAACGTTAGGTTTATGGGCAAACCTGAGGTAGCCAAAACTGTACTTGCCTAGCCAGCCTCTAGCAATGAAGTTGTCCAAAATACTCACCTCCCTCTGCGAATTGTTTGACAGTCTTCTTTTACCAAATCGAGCAGGTTATATTCGCTGTCGAATTCAAAACCTGCACAGCCAGACTCATTGCATCCAAACTCAAAAGGTAGCTTCAGGTAAACGGTAAAGCCGCCCTCGTCAAAATCTACTCCATTAAGCTTTTTAGCGTGCGACCCTGCCGCCTTCAAAACTTTCGCCTTCGTGATCGCGTAGTTGTCAAAGTTACTGTCGCCAGCAGCTTTTCTTGGCGCTTTGATTATAACTAAGCCCATAACCTACCCCCAGACCGCTTACGCGGCCTCGTCGTTTTTGTGCATGTCGTGAGCATTTAAGCCGCCATCTAGGTGTCTAGGAAGACGATTGGTCTCGACCCAAACGTTGTTTTTGATGTAAACGTTAGAAGATGGGTGGAAGCCAGCAGGCGATGTAAGCGGGGCATCTGTGATGAGGTAGCGGGTGGTGATCAGAGCCAGCTCCAGTGTCAATGTTTTTTCGTACATCTCGATTTCATTGTGAATAGAGACAACCCGCATTTCGTCGGCGTTTTCCATAAAAAAGTCAAAGAAGGCCTCGGTCCCGTACAGCTCTTCAGCGGCATCGTGCACAAGCTGTGCGCTCTCTAAGTCTATGTTCAGCGTGGCAAGCTCTTCGCGCAGCTCGGCGATTTCTTTGATCAGTGGTTGCTTGATATTGTTCATGGCGTAGCCCCTTCTTGTTAATGTGGAACTATTATTAAACATTCCTTTCATCATGTAAAGGTTTTATTTAAGTTATTTTGGGTTTGAGACGGTTGAGACGGTTGAGGGGTTGAGAGGGTGCGGCAGTTGATTGCGTTGATGCTGAAATTCTAAGCCGGACATACTTCACGCAAACTATCTCTCACAGGAGGAACTCCTAGGGCTGACCCTGCCGCTGGCCTGCCTAAATCTTACCGGCCCTCCAAGTTTACATTAGAACGGTATATCTTCTAGCCCGTCATCTGCCGAGCCATACGCTGGGAGCGGTTGAGCAGAAGGGGGTGTGAAAGTCGGCATCTGTGGCATACCACCACCGTTTGGCTTCCAATCATTTACCTGCGCGTACCATTTGCCTGACTTACCCTCTTTCACATCGAGATTGATCCACTCACCCTCTTGACTCGACACCCAGCGCATAAACTCCTCACGCTTTAGGCTAACGCTACCTTTCACAAAATCTGGCGCACCGGCTCGTGGTGCCTTAACGAAAAACCCATCAACAAACTTATTATCCATTTTTAAAACATCCTCATTGCTATTGCGGTGCTAACCGCTGTGACTATTGCTGTGACTAAAACCATACCCGCAACCTGTATCGGAAAGGGCACAGTAAAGGCCTCTACAGGCTTTAATTCTACCGTTTCAGGCGTTTTCACGTCTGGGGTGGGTGATTCTGAAGGTTTGAATGTAACCGGCTTAATTGTGACCTTACCTTTTTGGTTAAGCATCTCAACTTGCATGTCGCGCTGGTTCCTTAACGTTTCTGATCTTATATCAAACTTGCGCCGGTCTTCTTTTGAGAGTTCTATCCAGTGCCGCTGCCGCATGTTTTGCAGGCAGGTAATTATTTGCTTTGATGTAACTGGGTGTCCCATCTTTCGCATCTCTTCAGCAATCGTGCTGCGGCTCATTGGGCCTTTTGTCTCCAACAGGTCGAACACCTTTCGTGAAAAGCCTCTATTTTTTGGTCTCATAGCCATGTTATTTACTCATCTTTTTAATGTATGTTCGGACAACGCTTGGAAGATTTGCCCAAACTGCTAACTTCATGTCTTCATCAGCGCTTAGTTCTTCTACTAGTTCTTTCAACCCAGCATCATCACTTGAGTTGATTGCTTCTACCAATCCCTTCACATACTCTTGACACTTCTTTTTGTCTACAACAATGCCTTCCTCTTGTATCACTGTCGCAACAACTGATTGAGGCTTTCGACCAGTACTATTAGGCGGGGGTGGGTTAGCTGCCGCGTCGTTGCCGTCATCATCAACGTCTGCTGCTATTCCGCAAGCCATCGCCAAAGAGTACCGTTTTGCGTACGTTAGGGCCGAGCCTAGGCCTTGTGCGTTTGCTTTATCAACCGGAACCATAACCACGCCTGTGGATAACTTCTCGTCTGCTTTGCAGAAAATAGTCTCTATGCCTACGCCATGATCTAGCGGGTGAGATACCTGCATAAAGAATATGCCGTTGGCGTTTAGTGCTGGCTTGATCGCGTCAATCACTGACTTGAGGCTGGCAAACTTCGATTTGAAGTGCGGGTTGGTTTGGTCAAAAGCTGCGTGTGTCATTTCTGACTGCGCTTTAACTAGCGACTCTATTAGGTTGGTTTCTTTCATGATTTTTCCTTTTGGTTAAGTAATCCCGTCTGTTCGGTCACGCGGACGGGCACACGCTAATGGGGAGAGGAGGTTCCCTGACCTATTTTTCTCTCTGCACTGCATCCATTAATTTTTGCAATGCCTCAAACCGCTCAACCGTGTTGACTGGCGGTAGATCGTTTTCTAGGTAACGCTTTGCCAGCTTCTGCGGTGTCTCCCATACCGTCAGGCTGTCTAGCAACTGCAAGCAATCATCGAAGCCTAGTTCTTCTTTGAACATTTCCGATTTAACCTTACCCATTACGCCACCTCCACAATGCAAGCGATTTCATGGTTTTGCTCATATATCCAGTACTGCTGCGCTGGGTTGCCTTCCAAGACGTTAGCTTTGACCAGCTTGTCTCTATTGCCTTGCACTTCTAGGATTTCCCAATGCATATTCTCTAGCCACCAATCAGCAAGCTCTTGCATTTCGGTGCGGCTGTCGGCAATGATTCCGTTCTCAAATGAATGATAATCTTCGCCGTCTTTCAGACCGTAGAAGTGAACGCTAAACTTTCGATCATTGTCAGCAACGCCACCTAAATCGCAGATTCTGCAAGCGATGATGTGGTGGCCTTCATCTTCTACCTGAAGCATAGGCTCGCTGCATTGGCTGCAAGCGCCTAAGTCTCTGGCGTACCATTCGGGGTGATTAAGTTCTCGTTCGGGTAAGTTCATTTTCATTCCTCTTTATTAATTAAGTGCTCATTAAAAACTATTATTTGTAGAAAGTAAACCTTTTATTCAAGGTAAACTTGAGTTATGCTTCTCGCTCAAATAAGGAATGGTCATGGATAGAAATTTATATAACAAGATTGTCGAGTCAGCGACAAACGGCAATCAGTCGGAGTTAGCGCGTCAGATTGGCATCTCTCCTCAGTTGTTAACAATTTGGAGAAATACACGGGTGCCAGCGCACTACGTTACAGACGTTTGTAAGTTAACCAAGGGTGAGGTTGAGCCTCATGATGTTCGCCCAGATGTATTTTTAAGTGAATGGCGCGTATAAAGTGGATATCCATAGACTGAATC